CCGCTTTCCCCGCTTAGTTACCTCCAGCTTATAAACGTACGCACCAGACTCATCTTGGCCGCAAGGAGATAGGTTTATGACGGTTCTTGCCCAATTTGTAAGCTCACTGGATCCAAACCCGCTGTACGCCTTGTCGTGCCCTTGATACCCACTGCCCTCACGTGACGGCTTTGGCGTGTGGTGAATCAGCATCCAACAAAATCCTGCTGCCAAGGCCAATGGATTAAGCATGTTGCGTAAGAACACACTTGCAGTCTCCTGATTGCTCAGGTCGCCACCTATAAAAGCCAGCAGCGGATCCACCCATGCCAGATCCGGCTTATATTTGTCGGCCAGCCGGCGCATACGATCCACAAACTTCTCTCCTGTGGACGTGCAATCACGGGTGATAATCAGATTCTTTTTTACCAACTCAAGCTCTTCTGGCGTTAGATCCATGGCCTTGAGAATTCCCTGCAATGCCTCTGCCACGTCCCCTTCGTCGTTCTCGGCCTGCACGATAAGCGATTTCAGCCCCTTGCCATGCGAACTGATGCCAAACAACTCACGCCCGGCCGCCCAGGTAATCGCAGCCTGTAGGCAAAGCACGCTCTTACCCAACCCGCTGGATCCCACCCAAAGTGCCGATCCGCCCCTGCACAGCCAACGCCTGCCCAGCAACTGCGTTGGATCGGCATCCTCCTTAAAATTGGTCAACTGCTCCCAAGTGTAAGGCTCCGGAATATCCCCATAGATAATGCGCTCCTGCCACTGCAAGAAGCTCATCGCCGGAGTGCCGCACTCCACCAGCTCCTGCTGTTGCCCTGTGGCCGTGCGCATCGCTCCGGGCAACCTGGACAAACGCCCTGCATCCTTGTTGGCCGGATCCGGCTTGGAATGCTCTAGGTGCTTGTAAATGAACTCAACCCGATCCTTAAACTCCTGCTCCCCGGACGCATCTACAGTCACCCAAGCATGCAGACTGCGAGCACCGCTCTTGATAATGGCCTTGGTGGGCAGGCCGGAGCGCTTAATGATCGCCCACTGCTCGGCGATGGTGCTTTCATCAAACTCAATCAGGGCATGCTTGAATTTTACAATGTTTTCCGCCTTCCGCCCCTTGCGATTGTTTGGATTGATCGACACATACACGCCCACTGCATCCCCCTGCCATTCCTTCAACCCATCGCCCTTAAACAGCTCCAGCCATTCCTCACGGGTGCGATTCTCCCCAGCCCCATCTGGGCGCTCGCGGTCGCCATCGTTAATGGATCGCGTAATGTTTATGTAATCGCCTACTTCAAAAGCAGTCGTTAGGAATTTCTCAACCGGCCCGCTCTCCACGCTGATGGGCATCGTCGGGATATGCGTCTCCTTGACGATGGTCAGCCCTTGCATCTTGTAGGCTGACTTCGGCCTCCACGGCTCCCTGGCTGGCTTGCTGTAGGCGCTCTTGACGGCCGCCACCGCTTCCCGCTGCGTAATCCCCACCTTCATGCCCCACGCCTCGGCCTCCGTCTCGGCATCAAACTGCGACAATCCTTGATCCCGCATCTGGCAGCACAGCTTAAAAAGCTGCGTGTTGCGTTCGCCTTCCGGAGCTCCGTTGTGATAAATGGCTTCGACGGCCGGCGGTAGTACGGGAATCACTTCTTGGCCTCCATGTCGCGTTTCTGATATGCCTCGGCTCGCTTGAGCAGTTCCTTAATCACCACGTGCCCCAGCTCAAAGCATTCGAGCGCCTTTTGCAGTTTCCAGTGCAGGCCGATGGCCATGTTGGGGTCTTTCATGGCCTCCCGCAGCCTGGTAATGCCACGCTTCTGGACGTCGTCAGTGCAGCGGATGCGTTTTACGGACATTTAGATTTTTGCCTTTTGATATATTCTGCTAATTTCTTGCCTTACGATTTTTCTTGGAACGCACACGCCAACAGTTGTGTATTGGGAGCAATCCCCAACATTTAATATGTTTTTAATCGGATATGTTGATTTCCAGACATCGCCCTTACGTTCCCAAGCATTTTTCAGCAAAGGGAAAGGCAGTAATTCCACTGTCTCATTTTGAATGCAAATATATGATATGTAATCGCAAATTTGCTCCTTTGCTATCCACCCAGGCTTTAGCTTTTCTAATGAACTCCAATACTCTAAAAAGAAATCATCATAATAGAATCTTCGTATTTTTTCTTCTATAAAGTAGTCCCTGTTTGCAGTTTTAACTTTTACATCTGCTCCAAGTAGTTGTGTTTTTTTATCTCTAATTACTTCGCATGCTCCACCAAAGACTTTTCTGTATAACCTGTCAGCGTAATTATTGTAAGAATTTGCGAATTTTAGACTATCGTTAAAATTATGAGTGCTCATACTTCATTACCCCATGCCGCCCAATTCTTGCGCGGTGACCGGCAATACATTTCTAATTTTGATTTATGGGCAAATGCTTTTTCAATCCACTCATAAACACATAATGGTTTAGCACTGTGTTTTGACCTTTTTTCTCTAAATACACTTGAAACCCTAAATTCTTGAGGCGTTGCTCCTGGGCTACCTTTAGTTCCGACTAGCAATAATTCGTGTTGGCCTCTAAACCAATAGCCCATTCCAATAATTTGCTTATCCCAGATTGCGTGAGTTTTATATTCAAACCCCCACGCCTCCATTACTTGTATTGCATCTTTAAGTTTTGGAGAAGTGGCCCAAAGAAAAAGAATTGAGTCAGGGGATGTGTTTGGGTAATGGGATTCAATTTCTTCAATAGTTGCCGTTAAATAATGATTCTCAATCTTTCTGTTATCAGCTTCTTGGTGATCGTACCTCCATGGTGGATCAGCCAAAACAAGGTCAAATGGGCCAGTTTCCTTAGAATTTATTTTCGCAATGGACTTTATCTTTTCTTTGTATTTTGCAACTTTTACCTGCCTTAGCGCCTCAGCCATTCCGACAACGCCATCCTTTACTTGCTGAAATTCCTTTTTCGGCATCCTAAAAAGCTGCTGGGATAGGCTTGAGATTCTTTTTTCAACTCCAAGCTCGGCAAGGGTCGGAGCCGTGTCCTCTGGTGGTACAGAAATAAAACCGCCAGAGAATGAACCATTTAATTGCCCTTTAGATCCTTTATTTTTAGGTGCGCCTGCAAGCAGTTCCCCCAGCCTCCTCATCGCTTCCAGCTCAATGCTGCGTGCATGCTGAACGGCGTCCTGTCCTAACTGCTGCCGCCTTGCATAAATTCTGGCGGCTCCCGCCACGTCCATAATCTTTTTCACTTCCTGCATAGACTTAGCCTCAACAAGCATCTCGCTTGCCTTGCTTAGTCGCTCAATTACCGAATCTTTAATTGCTATTTGTTGTAACATTTTATTCCTTTTATTTGTTTGTTTGCTCACCACTGCCCAATCCCAAACCGCCCACGGTTTGCTCTGATTTTTGCGACGACCTCCGCCCACTCCTCCATCGACCAGGTGCCGATGATGCGGGCATCGAAGAAGGCGATGAGTTGGGAGATGGTCATTCTAAGTTTCCGGCACACGCAAACGCCGCCTCAATCGCCTCTTGTTCTGATTGTGCGTCCACTTCCAAGACGCCAATCCTTTTGCCCGGCAACACACACGATATTCTGCTTGTCCAATGATATAGGTCGTTATCAAACCAGGTATGTATGTTTGCCCAATCGTCACCATGTGGAGCGTTTTCGCCTAATCGCGGATCCCATTTATTAGGATCGTTAGTAAAAAAATATCCTTTTACAGTTTTCACAACACCGCCTCCGGCAGCGGCCCCGTGATCTTCCACACGTAATTGCTGCGGTCGTATTCCAGCGGGTAGCCAAAGAAATCCCGCAGCAAATCCATGTCCCGGCTGACGGTCTTGTAGGAACATTCAAGCTCAGCCCCCAGCTTATGGTGGCTAGGTAGGCACAGATCGTGACGCAGCTTGGTGGCAATCAAGCCCAAGCGCCGCAACGTTGGCCTTGTGTCCCCGTTCCTTAACGCCCGCTTGCGCCGGCTCATGATAGTGGCCTTGGTAGTTCTCACCTACTCACCTCCACCGTTGCCACCTTGGGCAACCGCATTGCATTGAACTGCGCCTCACTGGCAGCAAACACGTCCACCACCGGCATCCGGCCCTTGCTGGCCTTTTTGCTCTTTACTGCCGTGCCTGTATCCACGGCCACCCACTCCCGCTTTCCACCCATCACGCGGATCTTGCTCCACAGCGGAATGATGTCGGGATCCACCGCACAATGGCGGCCGGCACGTAACCTGGTGCCAGTGCTCGATTGATAGCGGCTGCTCCACTCATCCTCGCCGGGCCAATATCCGGTGATGCGCACCTTCATGCGCTTGGCTTCTTTCTGCGGCCGCATATCGATCATGACGTTGGCGGCCTTGCCGGACGTGATGCCAAGGATCGCGGCGATATAACACAACGATCTCACAGCCCCTCCCTCATACGATCGATCAGGTCATTTTCGCGGGCTTCGCTTGCGGCCAAGGCGGCACGTGCTTCGGCCAGTTGCCGGGCAAGCGAACGAACGCGATCCAGTAGCTGCTGGTAAGTGGAGTGCTCGGGTAGGATCTCAATCATTCTGCACCGCCCTCGGATCGTATTTTTTCTCTGCCCGCCAGATCACACAGATGGCTTGGAATACCTCAAACGCCGCCTCCACCTCCTCCGGACTCCACTCCTTCTCGCTGATGGCTCCGGTGGCCGGATCGATGTACACGTTCCGGCACCAGGTCGGCTCCTCAAAGTGGGCGAAGCAGTAAGCGGATAGCTGGTAAAGATCGGTGCTGTAGCTGTCGGCCTTGTCGTCTCCGGTTTTGCCTTTCTTAAACTTCCGGGTCTTGAAATCGATCACCTCAACGCGTGGCCCGTCTGTAGCCACAATCTCAGCAATCAAATCCACCCGGCCGGCATAGCCCACATCCTCATTTACCAGCACCTGCTCCGCTGCGTGCGTCTTGTGCACCTTCTTGAACCACTCCGTCAGGTTTTCCCAATGCGGATCAAACCCTGCTCGCAAGTCGGCTGGCTTAGGCCCATCAACGCCAATGATCTCTGCCAAGGTATGGACATACGTGCCGCGATCCGCAGCCGCCTCCAGCTCTCCTTTGCTGGCCGCCACGACTCTCTTGGCAAAATCTGGATCCGCCTCGCCATCGACTCTTGGCAGCGTCAAGGATTGCAGGATGGCTGTCTCTTGCTTCCAGTTGTCTAAGCCAGGTTTGGCCACGACTCCCAAACAATTTGTCACGCTGGGATAGGCGTTGACCTTTCTAGCGTCCCGCAGGTTGCCATGCACCGGCTCACCCGCGCTGGTGTAGTAATGGGAATTTTCGGACTGAGCGGTAGCAATAAGCTGTGGCATATTATTTGGTCTTTCGC